TAGACTTAATTATGAATAAATAAAAATAAAAATAAAAAGAAAATGGGTTACTACATTACAAAAACAGGATTATCTGGTAAGACAGTTTACTGGACAGGTGGAGTTCATTGGTCTGATGATAGTTCAAATAAAAAAACTTATGTAAATAAGTCAACAGCAGATGCAAAAATTGTTAACACCGATGGAAAGAATGGTGGTTGGACAGGTGCTACTGTTGTAAGTGAGTAGTTAGAAATAGAAAAATACATACATACCTTTGTATGGTTTGTTCCGAAGGTTATATATTTTTTTAAAGACCGACTTGCAACCACGAGAATTTTTTGCTATAATATTGGTGTTAAGTAAGTTTTTTTATGAAGACACCTATTCGTTATGCAGGTGGAAAGTCAAAAGCATATAAAATTATTACTGAATATATTCCAAGATTACCATATCCACAAAGGATAATATCCCCTTTCATTGGTGGTGGTAGTTTAGAATCAAAGTGGTCGTCAGAATTAGACATACCTGTTTATGGGTTTGATATTTTTGATGCACTAATCAATTTTTGGAGTGTACTACTATCTCGACCAAATGATCTTGCAAATAGACTACGAGAATTAAAACCGACAAAAGAAGAGTACGAGAATATTAAAGAGATATTATTGAGATGGGATTATACTCAAGATATGCTCAAGAATTGGCATACAGATTACTATAAGAGAGAACCAATAGAGTTAAGTGATCTAGATGCTGCTGCATACTATTTCTTTAATCATAATCTATCTTATGGTCCGATGTACTTAGGTTGGATGAGTAAAATATACCAGAGTCAAACTAAGTGGGATAAGATGACACATTATATTGGTTCATATCAAAATCCTAATCTTGAAGTTTGTAAAGCATCATTTGATGAAGTGATACCAAATTATCCTGACGATTTAATTTATCTCGACCCACCTTACTATCTTAAGAAAGATGATGACAATAAGATGTTAAAAGGTATGTACCCTAATTGTAATATTGATGTACACCACACAGGATTTAATCATGAATTACTAAGAGACTTATTACATAATCATAAAGGAACTTTTATTCTCTCATACAATAATTGTGAGACAATTAGAGAATACTATAAAGACTTTACTCTTGTGTATCCTGAGTGGCATTACTCATATCAAGCAGGGGAAACAAGAGTAGGAAAGTATAAGAAAGAGAGAGGAGTTGAACACAATAAAAAAGAATCACATGAAATTCTCATCATTAAAGACAGTTAAAGAAGTGACACAAGAGATAGACACATCTCTTACCAGACTGTTATAATGAATATATCAAACGAAAACACTATGCAACTAAGACCACACCAAGAGCAAGCAATACAGGCAATGATTGATAATGATAAAGGTCAGGTCATTGTACCCACAGGTGGTGGTAAGACCATTTGTATGATACAGGATGCAATGAGAGAGTTCTCAAAGTTCCCTCAACATACCATAGTGGTTGTTGCTCCTCGTATTCTATTGGCAAACCAGTTGTCAGCAGAGTTTCTTGAGTTCATTACTGATGTCAAAGTGATGCACGTTCATAGTGGAGAGACACATCACTTCAGTACAACTAAGGTTGATGCTATCAAAGAGTTCAACTTACACAATGCCAATGATGGTCACAACCAGTTGATCTTCACAACATATCACTCACTACACAGAATTGCTGAGAGTAATATTGTTGTTGATACTATCTACTTTGATGAAGCACACAACTCAGTTCAGAAAAACTTTTTCCCTGCTGTTGAGCATATATCAACCAGTATCTTTACCAGAGCATACTTCTTCACAGCAACACCAAAACACTCTCGCACAACAGAGAAAGCAGGTATGAACCATACTAAGACTTATGGTAATGTAATATGCCAAATCCCTGCACCAAGACTTGTCAAGCAAGGATATATACTACCACCAAAGGTTCAAGTCTATAAGTCAAGAATACTCAAGAAAGATGAGTTAGTTGCAGACAGAGACAATGAACAAATGATTGATGCTATTGATAATCTTGACAAAGACAAAGTATTAATTTGTGCCAAGTCAACCAGACAGATTGTTGCACTTGTATCACAGACAGATTTTGTGAAGCAACTTGCTATTCGTGGTTACTCTTATATGTACATCACATCAAAGACAGGTGCGGTTATTGATGGAGAGAAGGTTGACAGAGAGACATTCTTTGATACTCTTAATGAGTGGGGTAGAAATGGTAAGAAGTTTGTTGTACTACATCACAGCATACTCTCAGAGGGTATCAATGTCAATGGTCTTGAAGCAGTATTGTTTATGAGATCAATGGATTACATAGGTATTAGTCAGACTATTGGTAGAGTTATTCGTAAGGGTAATGCAGACAAAGTATTCGGACTTGTATGTATTCCAGTTTACTCTAATGTAGGTATCTCTACAGCAAGAAAGGTCGAAGCAGTTGTTGACACTATATTCAACAAAGGCGAAGCAGCAACATCAATCGTAAACTCATGAATTTTATTGAACAACTAGAAACAAAAGTGAATTGGAATAGAGTATTTGGAGTCGTTGATTCTTTATACTCTGACAAAGGATTTACATCTAATGCAGATAACTTTGCAAGGGCAACTATGGTAGAGAAAGCTTTAGATAAGTTTTCAGATATTAATAGAGTTGACCAAAATGGTTATGATTTTGAGTGGGAAGATAAAAAGATTGAACTTAAGATGGGTAAGAATCTTTTTTATAAAGTTAAAGACCCAAAAGCAACTAAGAAGTTTAAAGTCAAATCATTTCTAAGTGAAACAAAAACTGTAGAAGACTTTAGACAGATAAGTACCTTTGATTGGTTACTTGTCATTGATCTTACAGCAAGAAGAGTTGTAGTTGTAGAAGATGAACACGCAAGAAGTTTATATCAAGAAGGTGCTGATGGTGCTATGATAGCATTAAAGGATGGAGACTATTATGAGTGTAATATTGGAGAGATAAATCCAATACTACCACCAATCAATTTATCATATTTGTATCAGCAAGCAGACCAACAGTTCCTAAATTTCTAAATCTATGCTAAAATCAGAACAACTACTCAGAATATACAAAGTGGTTAAGGTAAAACCTACACCCAAGTATAAACCAGTTCGCAAACATTACAACATTCACACATACGGATGAAGGACACAATACTATTTGGAGATTGTCGAGAGACAATATCAGCATTTCTACCACAGAGTGCAAGAATGTGTGTGACTTCCCCACCCTATTATGGACTTAGGGATTATGGTGGAGAAGATCAACAAATAGGACAGGAACAAACACCCGAAGAGTTTGTAGATCAACTTGTATCTGTATTCAGAGAGGTACGAAATGTATTAACTGATGATGGAACTTGTTGGGTAAACATAGGGGATAGTTATTATAATTATAGACCTGGTAAAGGTCAATCATATCCGAAGCAATCGGTATCTAAAACAAAACAAGACCTACCAGATAAATGTAACAAACGTGGGAATAAATTACAGGGATTAAAAGAGAAAGATTTAATCGGTATTCCTTGGCTATTTGCTTTTGCTATGCGTAAAGATGGATGGTATTTAAGACAAGATATAATATGGCATAAACCTAATCCAATGCCAGAAAGTGTAAAAGATAGATGTACTAAATCTCACGAGTATATCTTTTTATTCAGCAAAAACAAAAAGTATTTTTACGACAATGAAGCAATTAAAGAACCCGCAAAAGATTGGGGGACAAGAGACCGCACAAATGGTAAGTACCATAATACTGGTACTGGGTTGGCTCCTCATAGTGGGTTATCCAAGTCTTATGACAGGAAGAATAAACGATCTGTTTGGTCAGTAACAAATAAACCATATCGTGAAGCACATTTTGCCACATATCCACCTGACTTAATCGAACCTTGCATTAAAGCAGGGAGTGAAGTAGGAGATACAATAATTGACCCATTTATGGGGTCAGGCACAAGTGCGATGGTTGCAAAGTCACTAGGTAGATATTATCTTGGATGTGAACTACATGAAGATTATGGTAACTTAATTCAGAAAAGAATACAAGATTATCATCCAGTTCAAGAAGTGTCACAAGAACCTTGCATAAACAT